CGACTCCTGCGCGTTCCAGTCACGGTGGATCGCACGGTCGCTCTGCACCAGCATGTGATAAGACTCGCTGGAGAAGTAGGCAAACCGCTGCCCATCGTCAGGAACATCCTTCTCGTCCAACGCGACAGCCGCATCGAAGATGCCGCTGACGAGCGTGTTGGCGGAAGTATCGTAATCCGCGTTGACCAATTCCGTTCCGCCGTTTCCGCCGGACACAGTGGCCGCAGCGCGGGCCGCGATGATCATAAGCTGTAACAGGTGACGGTCTTTCTTGTTGGAAAGAGCGTAGCCCAGTTGAGCCTTGTACGGAGCGCGAACATCGTAGTGGTTCATCGCTTCATCAATGTTGCTGATGAAGGCATCGGCAAGCAACAGGCCGTCGATGGAGATGACGCGCTCGTTGTGCTTGATGACCTGACCCACGATTTCGGCACCAGGAGTATGATAGGAGGCAGTCGCCTTCCAAGTGGCAGGGAACTGAGCCGACTTGCCGGAAGTGATCGTGCGCTCCAGGGTGCGACCGTCAGTCACGTTCACTTCTTTGAACGCTTCGAGGATCTCACCGCTGAACACTTTGAGGAACAGTGCGGTTGCGGAACCTGCACCGTCAATTTGACCTACACGCGAAACAGTTGCGTTCGCCATGATTAAAACCTTTATGGAACATTGAAGAGTTGAGGATGTTGAATCCACAACTTCCTGCCATCGCCTTTAACAAGGTTGTCCGAGCGCACTCGGGCCAAGTTGCCGAAGAAGGTGGAAGGGATTCGAGTTACCACTCCACTTAGAAGCGGTAGTGGGCCGGTCAGTGTTTTAGACCGGCTGGAGCCGCGCAAGTAGGAGCGCAGCGTGGTCTGCCACATAGGTCAAGGCGACCAATGCGGGAGACCTGTGTTACTTCATCTTTTGTTTACCGCGTGTCCACGCAGCAACGCCGAGGACGGCCATGATCATCAACCACACTTCACTGGGAACCTCGATGGGAACGATCCCAAACGGCTTGAGGTACGGCAGAAGAATGTAGTTATTGACGAGGACGCCAGCGCCGGTGAAGCCGAATGTCGGTCGCCAGGACCATTGCATCCAGTGTTCACTCTTCGCTTCGGCTTGCATGGTCGCGTTGATCGCTGACACCATGCCAACCTGGAAGTTCATAAAGGCCACTTCGAGGTTGTGTTCGAGTTCGAGAACTTTCGTCGGGTCAGCTTTGAAGGCTGAGACCGCATCCTTGATCGCGGTTCCGAGACCCTTCACCGCGCCTTCGGACGCATCTGCAAACGGATTCCACATAGAGGGCCTCCTTCAAAATACTAGTGGGGGAATGGGAGGGGCATTCCCCCGCCAGAACACCGGCATCGGCTTGCGCCTAGACTTATGGTGTTATTTCTGAACCTTCGAAAAGTCGCGTGATCCGGCGAACACGTCTGAGATTCTCAAACGCGCGTACACCTTCTGACGGAACTCTTCGCTGTTCTTGTACTCAGGCTTCGCCATGTCGCGGGCCACGTCTGCATCCGAGAGGTAGGGCTGAATGCCATCCACATTGGACGGTGCGCGACCGCCGATGTACTTGGGCGCTTCACCGTTCTCTTCGGAGTAGGCAGACTTGAGACCAAACACGGCCAGCTTCACGGTTTCGAAATCTTTGGATCCAACAGCCTTGTTGTAGGCCGCGAGTCTCGCAGGCGACCAGTTGGCTTTCGCCCACCCGATCATATCCTTGAGCGCCTCGTCGCCACCGACTGAGGTTTTGATTTCGTTGATCTGCTCTTGCGCGATACCAGCTTCCGATACCGCAGACTCAACTTCCTTGTCGGCGTTGAGACCGCGCACGTAAGCATCGACCACATTCTTCGGGTAGCCGAGCTTCACCAATTCGTCATAGGAGGCGTCGGACAGTTTCCCGTCCTTCGTGATCTCTTCTGTGAAGTGTGCAACTCGCTCCGGTGCGACACCAGGGATGGCTACGGGAGGCTGCGCTGGTTTGTCCTCGGGCTTCGGCTGTTCGCCTGCCTTCGGTTCCGCAGCGGCTTCTGCCTCTGCCTTCTGCTGTCGGCTCTGCGTGAACTGCTTTTCGAGTTCCTGGTTCTGGAGCGCCATGCCTTTGTAGTCGATGACGCCATCCTTGAAGAACTTCTCAGGAACCCACTCCGGTCTCGACATCAGTGGGGCAGAGCGTTCGCCCGCGCCCTCTGCGTTCGCTGAACCGGCGTTGTTATCTGTCGGTGCTGGACCGGAAGCGGGCTGTTCACCCGCTCCCAGTTGAATTGATTCTGCCATCTGTTCCCCTCCTTAGATTTCAGAATTAGTTGTCAGTGCGAGTCGTGTTCGGGTTGACCACATCCTCGCTGGACAGCGGAATGCGAACCTGACCGTGGAACGTAGCTGATTTCCACACGGTCACAACGACCTCATCAACTCCGCTTGCGAAGGCGGCGTTGGGAACGTCGAGCCGGTAGACTCCAGGCTGGTTGGTCGCGTCAACTTCTTTGAACCCACCCGAGGTCCAGGCAGTCGTGATGGCTGCGAGGGTGACGGGCGTGATCGCCACGCGAGCGGCTTTGCTGCGGGCGTAGGACGCCAACAGTCCGGCTGTATCGAATGCGAGGCCGGTCATCGGGGCGCCGAGCGTGTTGACGATGGTGATGAATACGGACTTCGACGTGCTGTACGCAGGGATCGCGGGCAACACTTCTGACCAGAGCATATCTGCCATGATTTGTTTCCTTTATGTGCGTTGAGATGGTTTAGATGACGCGGCCATTCAGATCGGTCAACCGCTGTTTCGGATCGAACTTCTTGTCCTTCCGAATCGTGTCGCTGATCTTCTCGCCTTTGTAGGCTTGGTGCTTGACCCTGAGAGTCATAGCCTTGTCGTTGTCTTCGAGAATTTCCTTGTGGAATTTCCGGTTCCGTTTAGGCTTGACCGGCGCCTTGTCCTGCTGCGGCTGCGGCTGCTTGCTGTTGTCCATTGGCTTTGATCCCTTCCTTGGCCATACCGCTCATCGCACTCATGGCACCAGGGCCGAGCTTCTCGATGAGGGCTTGCTGTTGTTGCTGTTGTGATTCCGCTGCGATCTCTTCTTGAGACCGAAGTAGATTCTTGGTGTCGATGCCATCAGCGACCGCGAGTCGATCCAACAACTCCGAGGCGTTCACATAGCGAACAGCCACTTGAGGAGTCATCACTTCGAACGCTGTCTTGATGTAGCGCACCAACTTGTCTCGGTCGTTGCCCCTTCCCAACGCTTCGAGGCCAGTAACAATCGCGGGACGTACTGTGCCTTTGGGCAGTCGTGGTAGCTTGCCGCTTCGCTGAAGGCTGTCAAGCTTGACGTTGACGTAAGGCAGTTGTAGCTCGATGGACATGATGGAATAGAATCCACCAAGCGTCTGCTCCAACTCTTGCGCCATGTAGCGAACTTCTTCGGCGGTGACGCGCTCCGCATCCCGTTGGATCGCGGTGTTCATCAAGAACGCGAAAGAGAGTTGCTGAATGAAATCGTCGCGTAACGCTTTCGCTGTCGCAAAGTCTTGCGCCTTCTCTAATCGAAGGACCGTCACATCTTCCGCGTTACCGGATGCGAAACCTCCGTTCGGTGTTTTGGACAGAACGGTGACTTTCGTTGAACTGTTGGGTTTCACTAAGAACAGCACCTTCGAAGCGGCAGCCGACCCCTGGACGATAGCAGCGGTCAGGTTCTCTAGTGATACGAAGTCTCCCATGTACTCTTCGACGTACCCGCGCCCGTAGTCTTCTCCGTTGATCCGCGTGAAGCGGAGCGGAATCCAGGGGCAGCGGTCCAGAGGATACGAACCGATGGTCTCAGTGATCTTCGTACCGCAGGCTTCCTGATACGTGATCCACTTCTTCTCTTTTCTACAGACGTAGGTGTAGAGCTTGTGAGACTTCTTGTTCGCGTAGGTCTTGCTCGCCTTCATTACATCGCGCACGTACTGAGGTAGGACGATAGGATCGACCTCTTCACAGAGTATGATCTCAAGTACATTGCCAGCCGGATCACGGCGCACAACATACTGGGACAACGGGAACGCCCGCAGTCCTTCCTTCGCCTGGTGCAGGAGTGAGTTCCCGCACACGATGACGTGCTTCAAAGCTTCGAACAGCACCACTCTATCGCCGGACACTTCGATGTCCGACATGGCGACACGTTCGATCTTCGAGAAGGCTTTACCAAATTGCGTTGTGAGATTCTGAGCGCCGTCCTCACCTTGCTCTTGTTCCATTTGGTTGATGACGGTTTGATCCATCTGCAACTTGAAGAACGGAGTGTTCGGTGGGAACAGAGCCATCAGAAGTTTTGACGACAGGTTGTTCGTGCCGCGAGCGCCGACAGATTGATAGGGCGTCGGCAGCACCATTGTCGGGTTATGGCCGTTCCGTGGTAACAGCGACGGAATGGTGATCTCAGAACAATCGTAAGCTCTATTGAGATAGGCGATTCGATCTGAGGCCAGTTGATCGTAGCGGCTCTCCACGGTCGGGATGCCGGACTGTTCGTCCTTTTTCTCTACCGTGTCATCAGCCATAGTTACACCGGAATGTTGAGGCCAGTGGATACTGAGTCAGGCGCACCGCTGTCATAGGAGTCAGAGCGCAGCGGGTTCGACCGGCGCTTCGGCGCACCAGGCTGTGTCGAGGTTGGCTTCGCTGTCTTCACAGACTGAGCGGCCATCGTCACAGGCGGCGGCGGGGGAGGCGGCGGTGGAATTACCGGCGGCGGGGGCGGTGGAGCTTCAATCGTAGGACTTCCCATGCACATAGGTTATTTCTCCTTCATCGTTGGAACACGGTTGGACATTTCCCGCAGGAATGCGACCAGCCGCGCTTGACCAACAGCCATCCAAATCTCTCGGTCGGACGCATCCGGCGAGGGGCAGCGGTCGGGGTATCGCTGTTCCAGTTCTTCAACTAGAGCGAGCGGTACAGCAGGGAAGTTCGCGTTTGGATCTAGGGTCTCTTCTGGCTCTTGGTGATACCAAGGAATGTTGCTCATTTCGTTCCCTCCAGAACGGTTTAATAGGCCAAAGACTGTGGGTAAATATAAAGCTGGAAAAAATAAGGGACCAAGCCGTATGGCCTGATCCCTTAATTTTTGGTCGGACGGAGACAGGATTTCACGGGCCTGCCGCGCGGTCCACAGGCGCTATCGTTCCATCGTCTATCTGCTCCGTCCGGAGTCCTAGCACTTCAACCCGAACGACCGGCCAGTGTTCCACAACTCAATAAGCATCAACTCCGAGCAATGCTCACAGAGGTACTTATATGTCGTAGGTGCTTGGCATGTCTGGCACGGGTGAGTAGCCTCCGGATTCTGTTCGACGCACTGGCTTTCTTCCATTGCGGGCCTCCAGCTTCGTGATGTTGGCGCGGATCACGTCGGCCAAGTCGAAGCCGAGCGCGTTGAGGCGGGCGACAAAGTAGTAAAACTCGTCGCCCATTTCCTCAAGGATGGCGTCCCTCCGTTGCTCTGTGAGAACACCACCATCCTTCGTGCTGATCCGCTTGACCTCGTTCCCCGCTTCCGCGCATTCGAGAAGCGACATGAACGCCAACACAGCGAGCGGTCGCTGCGTCTTGCCCAGGTGCGCGTCCACGAACTGCGCGTAGTGTTCGAGTGTCTGCTTCACCGCGACACCTTGCCGCGAAACTGATCGGCAGCGGCTTGCGCGTCCTGCATCTTTTTCTTCACGTACTCCATACCGTTGATGTTGAAGTACACGGCAGCGGCGTGGTCTTCGTCCACGTCACCGCGCAACCATTGACGGAAGTGGCGCACCGCACTCTTGCGAAAGCGCACGAGTTCTTCCTGTCCATCGGCCAGCATCCAGTTCGGTTGTCCTGGCAATGGGTCCGGATACTTCATCGCGCCCTTCGTCAGGTGCGCTGCCCATCGGTCGGCCATCGGGCCGTTGAAGATGAGTTCAACGTCAGGCTTGCCTTCGGTCGTGTCGCGCACCATGCCGGAATTGAACTGCGCCCGCTTGCCGCTGTCCTTCACCACGAAGCCATCCACCACGTTGTAGCCTGGTGCTGTGTCCGGCTTACGCGGTGGGCTCTGATAGAGGATCTCGTCCTCGCCCCACTTGTCAGGATGTTCGCCCATTATTTTCCTCCTTGCGTTGCGGCACACGATTTTGTTTCGATCTGTGGAGCCACTCGTCGTGCGACATAGTTGGCTGTTCCTTTTCATCCCACTCGACACCGTTGCCTTTCGATTCTCCGCTGTCTGCGCCTCCGTAGCTCATTCGACCTCCACTCTCACGCCGAGAACAGTGGCGTAGGTAGGGGTGGTTCGATACTTCGAGCCGTCAGAGGCTAGACCGTAAGTTTCCACGAAGTTCTGCAACCACTCCATCGGACCCATGTTCTTGCAACACTCGTCCTTGAGTTGATTCCACTCCGTCGAGGTCAACTTGATCTTCTCGATTTCGCGGTCTGACTCGCAGGCTTTGCGTATTTCCTCATTGATCCGGCGCATCATGTATGGCTTGTAGATGACCTTCATGCTGGTGGACTCCATAGGATCGGTTGCTTGTTGGTGAAATCGTAATCGCTGGCCCGCAGAATGCGAGCGCAGCGGGCCTGAGTCAGAGCGAACTCTGGCCCGAAGCCTGCCTTCTCGAACGTCTTGATGACGGCCCGCCACATAACAGGGAGCGCATTGCCCACGCTGTACTCAGCCGGATCGGTGTCGCTGAACGCATCGTGAATGGCGCTATCAAGCAGAGCCTTCGCCCGCTTGGGACCGATGCCCGCACAACCTGGATAGTTGTCGGTGCTGTCGCCGGTCAGCGTTTGCGTCAGGAAGTTGAAGTTGGCTTCCTCTTCGGAAACCTCCGACAACTCCCCGCTCGCCATGTTGAAGAACTTACAAGGGATGGTTTTGAAGTCCTTGTCGATGGACACGATGATGCGTTCAGCGTTGCCCTTCATCGTGGCCATGATGCCGAGAATGTCGTCGGCCTCCAGGTTCGGCTTGATCTTCGCAGCGTGGTTGTTCAGTAGATGCTCTCGCATGTTCTTCCACACGAGAGGCTTCCGCTTCTCTTGGCGTTGCTGCTTGTACGGTGGGTAGATGTCGAGCCGGAAGTTCTTGGTCTCATGGCACGTCAGCGCCACGATCACTTCATCCGGCTCCAGCCGTTTCTTGATGTTCTCGATCTGAGCGTCGATGGCGCTCGCCGCTTCGTCCACCTTGGAGTGGAGAGTGACGAGGCCATCGCCCCAGTCGATGATTTGTTCTGATGCCCATGCGGTCTTGTAGACCAGGACATCGCCATCTATCAGGATGGTTCGACTCATGTGTAGAGTACCTCCACAAATGGGAAGAATCCGGTGCGCTTGAAGACTTCCATCTTCTGCGCTTCATCCATTGGCTTCTTCTTCGCCTGTTGATTCTTGTTCAACGGCTCGACGTTACAGAGCGCCCGCCAGTCTTCACGCGGCGTGTTTCGCACCGTCAGTGATGGACGACCCGTTCTCTTCTGGAGTTCGAGCGCCCGCAGGATTTCGTAGCGTTTGCGGTTCAGTCTCATGTGTTAGTCCCTCCATCCGGACTCTTCGTCGTGGATTTGTAGAAGCAAAGGATCGGGCCAGTGCTTCGGGTTGTCGGGCAAAGAGATTTGCTTGCCGTGGAACGAGCGGTAGTATTCGTCGTCCACTTCCTCCGCGAACCACACGCGGAAGTTACAGTCGATCCGCATGAGTCCCTCGTCGTACATCGTGTGGAAATCCGACCGCATCAGAATCCCGTTCTGAATGTGGTGGTCGGCTTCCGTTTGATGTGACTTGATGTGTGCGGAGTGGAGCGCCCACTTGCTGCCGGTGATCGCGCACCGATAGCGATACGCGATACGGTTCTCCCGCTTGAACCGTTCCTCCCCCTTGCTGCGGTCCTTCTGCTTGACGAGCTTGAAGTCAACCTCTTGCACCGCAGCGAGAAGGTGATCGAACTCACCCTGTTCCTTGATGGAAGGCTTGCACTCGCGGGTGACTGCGGGCAAAAAAATGCCTTTCCTTCGAGCGTTAAGATCCCGCATCGCCTTCGCGTTCTTTGCGTGGCAGTTCTCTCCTAAATAGGAATCGAATCGCAGCGGCTCTTTTCCACAATTCTGACACAGCCCATTAAGAATACGCTCACCATTGACGCGGGACTTCGAGACTGAGGCACGAAGTCTGCCCATCCGTAACTGCCGCTCAGTGAGTATCACCCCAGGTGCTACCATGTTTAGCATCCCCATCCGTCGGGCAGCGCAGGCCGAAGTATTCACCGGCCTTGCGAATGCACTCGACTGCTAGTTGTTCAACTTCTGTAACCAAGTCCTCGCGCACGAGCGATTGAATCTCGTCGTGTACGAAGGCGACTTGGCGAACGGCTCCACTCTGGAACCATCCACGTTTGCGGATTTCACGATTGAAGATGACCACCGCCATCTTCATCACCAGTGCGCCCGCTGATTGAAGCAGCGTGTTCAGTGAGGAGTAGATGGCGCGAACGTACAGCGCACGACCGTCGAGACCTTTGATCGTGCCGTACATCTTCGCCTTCGCTGCGACCGCGTTCTTGAGTTGGTCGAGCGCAGGGAATTTCTTGAGGAAGGTGAAGCGCAGCTTGCGCCCCACCGCCGCACCCTTACCAACGATCAACCCGATCTTTTCATCACCGGCTCCATAGATGAATCCGTAGATGAACGTCTTCGCGTTGTCTCTCGTCGGCAGTCCGGCGAGTTGTTGGTGGTAGCTGTGCGGATCTCCCTCGACCACGACCTTGACGTAGTTGCCTCCGTCAAATCGCGCGAGGAAGTGGGCGAGCATTCGAAGCTCTAGTCCTTTCGCGTCACATCCAACAAGTTTGAAACCAGTGGGCGCGATGAACAGCTTTCGTACTCTCTTCCCCAGGTCCGATCTTCGAGGGATGTTCCCGAGGTTCGGCTCTTTGTGCGAGCAACGGCCTGTGACCGTACCGCACGTTCCGACTCGCCCCCGAAGGCGTCCATCCGGTGAGAGTTTCTTGAGGTATGCTGACCGTCCTTCGGCAACCATGCCGATGATCTTTTGGATTTCGATGTGCCGCGCGAGTACCTTGCACTCAGGCCAGGTGTTTCCCAACGCAGCAATAACGTCACCATCCGTTTCCGGTTTCCCACTCTCTGTGAAACTCTCAGGTTTCCACCCCCGTACAGCAGCAAGTCTTGAAGCAATATGGTCGTGGCTTCTCGGATTGAACTGAACGACTTTACTTTTCTTGAATGGAACGCCCGCCACGTACCCTTTAGTTTTGTTGTCTCGCTTGGGTATGAAATCCTTGCTGACTTCCCACGGTGGGAAAGCAGCCTGGAGTTCAGACTCCAACCGAGCGCGTTCGGCTGCGAGTTCTGCGTAGAGTTCTTGCGCTGCTTTCTCATCGAACGGAAATCCTTCCTGCTCTTGCGCGAGCATGTATTGTTTGAACTCCATCTCCATGTCGTGCGCTTGCTTGGAGAAGCGTTCGTGAACCTTGATCAGTTCGTAGAGCTTCGCGCCCACCACCACGTCCTGCTTGCAGTAGTCCTCCAACTCCTGCGTCCACTCTGCGAACGCCGCCGCCGAATCCTCTTCGGCATCTAGCTGTTTCAGAATGTCGATCTTGTACACACCGAGGCGCACACCCCAGGCTTTGAGGCTGTGCCGCCCGATGTGCTTGGTGGGGAAGTCAGGGTTCTTCCGTTGGAACGCGAAGTCCTTATCACGCAGGTCGGTCCAAATGGTTTGGCAATCCAACAGCGTGTCCCACAGTTCGCCCTTCGGGTTGAAGGACGGGTACACTTTCTTGAGCGCCGGTACGTCGAACTCGATGATGTTGTGTCCGATGAGAACCGGCGCATCTTCCAGGTGGGTCAGGAAGTTCCTGATCTTCTCATCAGTCTTCCCGCCCACCGACTTCACTTCACCGCCCGCCTCGTCGCGGTAGGCGATACAATGGATCTTGGTTAGGTCGGCCAAGAATCCGTTTGATTCGATGTCGAAGATCAGTCCTGCCATAGTTACTCCTTCAATTTGTCGATCATGCGTTTGACTACTTCCTCCACCACGCGCTTCGATACGTCCTCCGACTTCACCGCGTTGAGGATTTCGCCGCCGTGAAATTCGACGAATGCCGCAGCCAACTTCTTCGAAGCGTCTTCAATGATCCGGTCCAAGATCACCCGCTCGCCCATCGCAAGCAGCGTCGAGTAATCCAGTTCGGCTGTGTACCGACTGGCGAGCCTGTCCGGTAGAAAGTCCACTCGGCTGTTGAGTAATACCTTCGCCATTAGAACCTCCATCCTGTTTGCAGAATCAGGAAGTCCATGCCGATGTTCGGTTGCGTCATGCCCGCGTTCGACAGGTGCCAATACTCGACACCCATCACCATCCGTTTGTATTCGACTAGCGCCTGTGCGCCGACTTCGAACTGTGCGCGTTGCGGGAGTTCGTAGACCGTGTGATCTACATAGGAGAGACCGGCCTTCGGCAGGAACGAGACAGCCCAGTTCTCGTTGAACTCGTGCTTGAACCCGTACTGTAGACCGAAGCCGTAGTACCCACTCGTCGATGCCTTCACGTCGAAGCCGAGTCCCTTGTCGCAGGTCATCGCTTCGATCACTTGGCCGTCATCTTTCTTTTGAACTTGATGCCACGGTGTTTCGATGGTCAGCATGTGGCCCATCAGAATCAGTGGCGCGAGACACATTCCCAACATGGTTGCCTCCCACTTGTGGATGACTGAGGTTAAATAAGATCGGTGCGGATACGGACGAAGCGCGGCTCGACGAGGCGACCACTCGGGTTCACCTTGCGGTACGTCACTTCGATCATCTTTCCTTCGATCACACTCGGCATACACCACCACGCTAGGCGTTGGTCGTCGTCCATGCCGCTGACCTTCGTGATTGCCGTGATAGGTTTCCCATCCACACCATTCAGTGCGGGGATAACGCGAAGCGCACCGAGCATCCCTTTGTACTTGCCGGTGCCTTCCTCCATACCGACCACGAGAGCATCGCAGTCGAGCGCAGGCTTCACCTTGAGCCAGGTCTTCGTGCGCTTGAACTCGTAGAGCGAATCCTTGCGCTTCAACACCGTGCCGTCGCAGCCTTGAAGTAAGTGCGCCCGATGGATGCCATCGAACATGGCCGAACTCCGACACTCGATAGGCTTCACGAACTTGACGTGTTCGGTTTCCGCCATGTACTTCCGCATCAACTCCTGCCGCTGCGTGAGTGTGCGGTCGCAGCTTTGCTTCAACCACTCGCTCTTGTAGGCGAGTTGATCGAAGATGGTGTATGTCAGCTTCGTGTCGCGCTCCGACTTGGAGGCGCGAGCTACGTGCGAGGTCTCTTCCCACGTAGCGCCGTGAAGCTCGCCGTCAAACACGAGACCGCGCATGTGCGTCGGTCCCATTTCGTCGATGATGTGGCCGATGTTGAAGAGTGCTTTACCGGAGCGGGACTGCGGAACACCGTCAACTATCAGGAGCCGGAAGCCATCACGCTTGGGTTCGATCTGCCAGTTGCTCCATTTCTTTTCATCGAAGTCCCAGGTCTTAAGCTCCTCCTGCTCGATCACAGTTAGTAATTGTGGCTCCATGTAGAAATTCCCTCCGTTGTTCGCGTGTGACTTCCGCGGTGACGTTGATCTTGCCTGCTATGGTTGGGATCTCAGGTTCGATGGCATCGAGGATCGCGCAGCTAATGGTGAATGTCCGGTAGCTTGTCGCCCGTATGAGCGCGTCCGGTTTCACGCCTGCGATGATCGCTTCGATGATGTTGGTGTACTCGGTGGTCAGTGTCTCGACGCCCTGCGGAGAAACGGACGGCAGCGTGGTCGCCACCGCCCGCATCACGATCTCAGTAATCAGTTGT